AGGGCAACATTTTGGATGGCTTCAGCGCTAGATTGTTCCACAGACAATACCTTTGATTGGATATGTGTATGAAGCATCTTTGCAATAGAGCCATCCTCTACGGGAGAACGATAAAGTTCAAGTTCGTCATCCCAAACAGCAAAATGCTTTAAAAAGGAAGCTTCACTTAAATGAACAAAAGGCACTGATTCAGCATCTTTGTCAGCCATTGTATAAGTAATCCCAACTTTCAAAAACTCTGCTGCAATTGCGGTGTGATTAAAATCATCATACCCTTTTGCTACTGTCATGATATTATCGTCACCATAAGTCATGAGAGCAACAACATCGGAGAATAACGGAGTTCTCCACCATCCTTTATCCTTAGCAATTGCGTAGTAAGTGTATCTCATATATAAAGAATTCACTAAACTATTGACGACAACGGTCATAGGATGGCCAGATGGATTAGACCCGAAGAATTGAACAATAGTCCCAAAATAGTCATATGTGGGATAAGAAATTTCTGAAGCAATACCAGTCATGATAGTAATATCATCAACATCATATTTTTCGGACTTTTCAGCAATCTTAATCATAAGTTTAAATGACATCAACATAAATTGAACACTCATTCTTCCATCAAATTTTGCATAATCTCCAGCAATGGCACGGTCCCAACCGTTTTTACCAATGTGATTATACAACTCCGTCCACTCCGGAGACTGAACCACAGTACCAACTGCACATTCAGTGATTTCTTTGTTTCGTTGAACCAAAGCAGCAATAGTCAAGAAATATCTTCTCACTAAAATAACAAATGCTGTATTGGCAGCTGCAAAGACACGTTGTTTGTCTTTTGATAGCTTACCAGGTTCATCCTTCAATGCAGCCTTAAAAACTGTATTGATGCTCCTCCCAGCGAGGAGTTCCGCTTCCAAGCGGGCAACTTCTTCCATGATTAAAGGATCCATATCTCTCACACATGTGATACCTTCAACAACGCGATCACTTTTTGTAACATACTTAGTTTTAGGTCCTTTTAAAGGGAACCCAATCGATGTCGCAAAATTCATTGCGTTTAATCCCATAACTCCATCAGCTCCTGCCAAATTAATATCATCCGATATTTTTCCGACTTTAGCTAATTCAGTTTTTGGGATTTTGTCCAATTGGCAAGAATAATCCACAAAAGCCTTTTGAACTAGAGCCCCATCAAAGCGACATGCAGTATCAACTTTTCCTGCAATGTCAGCTTCCTTGTGCCTGACAGCACCCATATCCTTGGGTGCACCATGAAGTCTCTCGATGCCCATCACTGAAGTAACAGCTTTGGAAATCTGAGAAACAATCACAGAAGACTTAGGTGAAGAAAGAGGTAAGTTATGCGATCCGTGAACGCGAATCTTAGCGTCAATGGGCAAATCACGTACAACACATTTATCATGTGGGGCAGTCAAGGGACCAAAATTAACACCAAGAACCTCAGTTTCCATAGGAGTAGTAGAATGAGATACAAGCACACATGGCAGCGCACTAAGTTTTCCAATCGCATCCATAATAGTCGCACGGGTCACGAAACCAGCTGCACCTTTGTGCCCAACACCAGCGAGATGGTGTCCAGCAATAAAAGGTACCCCTTGAGCTTCCCCTATTAGTGTACCCATACACAATCCTCCGAAAGTTTCACGAGGGAATGTATATCGATAACCCTGGAACGTTCCACCTTCAGTGGTAAAAACGCGTTCCTTACGAGCAGTCATACTAGGATACTGAACTAATTCCCCAGATTTATTATACAATGTATAAACATCAA